GAGGCGCAAAAACCATGGTCATAATTTCTACATTCTTAGGAAATCAAAAATATTTTAATAGAGCATGGTGTCCATTGATGTATAAACATCAAGAATGCCAGTTTTATATTACTGCAGGACCTAAGTTTGTATATCCTAAAGATTTAAAAAATCTTCATGTTAATGCTATTAATAATAACGAAAATGATGGACCTGTTCTTAAATGTCCTATCGAATCTATTCCTACATATCGCGGAATGATTGAACTCCAATCTAAACCAAAAGATTGGATTGGAGATCCTGATGATTTGGATCATGAGTATTTTTATAAATTGGAGGAAATTCTTTGAGAATATTAGTAATTGGTGCTGGTTTTAGTGGTGCAGTTATTGCACACCAAATGCATAAAGCAGGTCATGATGTATTAGTTATTGACGAAAGAGATCACATTGGCGGTAACGCATATGATTATACAAATGAACATGGCATCAGAGTACACAAATATGGACCGCACTTATTTCATACAAATAATAAAACGGTGTATGATTGGATAACTCAATTTGGCGAATGGGTACCATACCAGCATAAAGCAAAAGCGATATTAAAAGATGGCACATATGTGCCATTTCCAGCAAATAAAGAGACTCTAGACGTTATTGGTAAAGACAATATTATTGATACAATATTTAGACCATATACTCGCAAAATGTGGGGAAAAGAATTAGAAGAACTTGATCCGTCAGTTATTAAACGAGTACCAGTAAAAGAAGATGATAACGATTTATATTTCCCTAATGATGAATATCAAATATTACCAAAAGATGGCTATACAGCAGTCTTTGAACAAATTTTAGATGGTATTGAAGTTAAATTAAATATGAAATTTAATTCGTGGATGGAAGATTCATACGATCATATCTTTAATTCGATGCCAATCGATGTTTATTTTAAACTACAACGTGGTCCATTACCATATCGATCAATTAAATTTCACACAGTAAATTTACCATTGCCAAAAGTTTTACCAGCAACAACAGTTAATTTTACACACGACGGTCCATATACTCGAGTAACTGAATGGAAAAATATGCCAGAACACGGCACAAATGACGCATATACAACAGTTACATATGAAGAACCATGCGACTATACTCAAAATAATCTCGAGAGATATTATCCAGTTAAGGATGTTGATGGCTTAAATAGAAAAACATACGAAAAATATAAAGAAATGGTTGCAGACAATATGACATTTATTGGACGATGTGGAATGTATGTCTATATCGATATGCATCAAGCAATCAATTCAGCACTAAACACAGCAAATAAGTTTTTGGAGAAAAATAATGGCTAAGAATATAATTTATCAATATTGGCAAGGTGATTTGAAACCAGGTGTCGTATATAGCACTCGATTAATGAAAGAATACGCAGATAGAATTGGTGCAGAATACCGATTTGACCATAATATTCAGATTGCATCAAAGACTGTCAATGTACCAATTTATTACGAACCTGCAAATCCATTAGTTGATCCATCATTTGATGAATACGATAATGTTGCATTAGTTGATGTTGATGTATTTCCAACTGAAGGACTGACTGACGATATGTTTATGTTAGACGGCGAAGATGCATGTATTTGCACAGAACCGAAACAACCATACTTTAGACAGATTTACAATGTTGCAGGTATTACGAATGCAAATGATGTAAAATGGACTCAACACTTGAAAAATGTATGGAATATCGAATATTCAGTTGATAAAGAAAATAGACCAATGGTATTTAATACTGGTGTTGTAGTTATATCAAAGTTTGGTTTACAAAGGATTAAGAGGGAATGGCCTACATTTCAAGAATATGTTGATCAAATGGGTGCATTTCCGAGATTCTATAAACTCTTTCAAGACTATTTCTCTGCAATGATGCATTGGCCTGATTTTGTATTTGCGCCTATGCCAAATAATTGGAATTGTTATATGCATAAAGTAGGATCACATCCAAATGCAACGATTGGTGATAATCGTGGTGACGATCCTAAACTTGTACATGTTATGTTTAGAACTGCTGATGATTGGCCAGAGTCTGCACTTAATGATGTGGTAAATAAACCTATAGCACAATGGAAGTTACCTGTAAATAAAGAATGGCCAAATGATCCAGTTACATCAACAAATCCATTGTTAGCTGAATTAAATAGGATAAACACATGATTAATTCAAAATTAGATGACGTCAAAACTCTTAATGAATTTGCAGAGTCTATACGAAAACAACAAGAAGAAGCACATGGAGAGCATTACTGTGCAATGCATGATACAATCAACAAATTAGCTAAAGATTGTAAATCATATAAAGAATTAGGTGTCCATCAAGGTGGTACACTTGCAAATGCTCTTTTACAACCTACAATCAAATATGTCGAAGGTATTGATATTAGTCTTGAAAAATATAATGCATATCTTAAACCAATCGCAGAATCTTATGCAAAAGAGAATAAAAAAGTATTAAAGATGAAAGAAGTTGAATCAACAAGTATTGAATCACTTGGTTATGCAACAGATATATTAGTCATTGATAGTATGCATAAGTCTTTTCATATGCAAAAAGAATTAGAACGTCATGGACAATTCGTAAAACAATACATAGTTGCGCATGATACGCATTTACCTGATGATCAACTCTATTGGTGTCTATCAAATTGGGGTGCAGATAATGGTTGGTCTGTTTTAATTCGTAATGAAAATAATGTTGGATTCGTGGTAATGAAAAAAAATGGTTGATGTATATCAATACAAAGACTATGATGAATATGTAAAAGTACAAACAGAAATTAGTCATTTAAAGAAAGACTGGGTGTATATTAAACCGCGAGTAGTAAAAGCTGTCCTTGAATCAAAATCGTTTCCTGGTAATATATTATGCCACGGTGTACGTAATGGTGCCGAAGTTCTTATGTTTCTTGGTGAATTACCTTATGCACAAGTAACAGGAACTGAAATAGCAGCTGGATGCGAATCGTTGTTTGATAGTGTTCTAGCAAAGAGTAAAAACGAATTTCCAAGAATACCTTATAAACATTATGGATCAGTTGTTCTATGGGATATGCAAAAAGAAAATAGTGCGTGGATTAATAAGTTTGATATTGTTTACACTAATTCTTTTGATCATTGTATCTATCCTGAAGAAACATTAAAAATATGGCGTGATCAATGCAATCCTAACGGGTCAGTTTTTATTGAGTATTCAGAACAACAATCGATAGGAAATAAAGACGATCCACTTGGAGCATCGTTTAGTGAAGTAAAAGAGATGATGCAAAAAGTCTTTAGTAATGTATCACTACTTGGTGTGACTGGTAAATCTGGTAGCCGAGTGTTAAGAGGTGACAAATGAATATAATATTACAACACTTTGATGGTGAGTTGAGGCCTTTAGATAAATTATCAATGGATAACATAAAAAAGTATGCAAAGGAACATAATGCTGATTATAAACTTATCACTGGTAGACCATTTCGTCGACACTTAACAGGTGCATGTCAAAAAGTATACATGTTAGACGAAGAGTTTGATAAGTACGATAAAGTTCTTATGGTCGATATCGATATGTTTGCACCTCGAGGTATGAATGAAAATATATTTGATTTGACTGGTGTCGGACTCTATGCCGAAACTCAAGGTATGTTACATCGTAAAATTACACACCATGCACCAATGTTTGCATCTGCTAAACACGCATATTGGGGTGGTGCAATCTATCTTATGGATAGACCATTAAGACAGAAACTTAGACGACATCTTGGTGGTGACGAATCATGGATGTTGCCGTACAACAAAGCATATCAATTTGAAGATGAAGGTATTATGCACACATTAGCTATGTTATCAGGCATTTGGCATAATCCTGAGCAGTATCTTGATCGTAAATGGTGTCAGTGTTCTTTTCTACCACATCCTGAAAATGCAGGATTCATACACGTACGTACAAAAATAACACCTCAAGGTCCTAAACGTGACAAAATGGAGAACTACAATGAACTTGCTATGAAAGGTATAGTCTAATGAGCATACGTTTGTATGTCATTACACTCAAAGGTGATCCACAGTCTGAAAGAGGTTATGCACGGCTTGAGGCATCAGCACCTGAAAATGCACATGTGCACAGATTTGATGCAGTGGTCCCGAAACGTGTTTCCGTGTTGTCAAGGACACATAAAATTGAGTGGAAATATCCATGGTCTGGTGAAGAAATGGACCTAAAATCAGGTATTATTAAACGTGCATATCCTACAAAGGAACCAAATAAAAGGATTGCGTGTTTCTTAAGTCATTATCTTTTATGGAAACGTTGTATTGAACTCGATGAGCCAATTATCATACATGAACACGATGCTTGTTACTTCAACAACTCAGAACTACCACTTGATCAATTCAATAAGTCTTATTACGATATTATCGGATTGAATGATCCAAGTCGTGCAACAAGGTTAGCAAGTCTATATCATGAAAAAGTACAAGAATCAGAAGGAAATATAGTACGAGCACCAATTATTGATCAACATATGGTCCCTCAGGGAATTGCGGGCAATAGTAGTTATCACATCAAACCACGAGGAGCACGAGAGATGGTGTCTATCACTGAACAATATGGCGCATGGCCAAATGATGCACTCATGTGTCGTCAATTGGTAAGTCGTCTTGGTCAATCAAAGAAGTATTATACATATGTACAAGGGCTAGAAAGTACAACATCACTATGAAAGCATTTGTTATTACAATATTTGAGAATCCTGAGTCGGTTAAATCAGCCGAAAGGTGTATTGAAACAGGTAAGAAGTATGGACAACTGGTTGAGAAGTGGAAAGCAAACTCACCAAGAACTGTTGACATACACAAATGGTTCGAACAACGATCAATACCAGATCGATACTTTCATGAAGAATACAGTCGACTTGAGAACTGTATGGCAGCTTTCTCATCACATTATACATTATGGCAACATTGTCTGAAACTACAACAACCGATACTTGTATTGGAACATGACGCAGTCTTTGTTGATAAGTTACCGTTAGTATCACAAGGACATGTCGTGAACTTTGGCAAACCAAGTTATGGTGATTGGCAAATACCAAACTTTGTTGGTGAATCAAAAATGTTCAGTAAACCGTATCTTCCAGGTGCACATGCATATAAGATAACACCAACAGCAGCAGAACAACTCATACTCAACGCAACATTTGAAGCCGGACCGACTGATTTGTACATTCATAGTCAGAGGTTTGGATTCGTGAATGAATACTATCCATGGCCAATCGAAGTCAAAGACACTTTTACAACAATACAAAGAGAAATGGGGTGCTATGCAAAGCATCAATACAATGAAAAATACAAAATCTTATGGTAAAGCATTCATAACAGGATGTGATAACAAGACCGAATGGATGTTACCTTGGTTCTTTGAGAATTACAAGAAATATTGTTCAATACCACTCCTGTTCGCAGACTTCGGCATATCCGATCGATCAATCGTACAAGATCACGTACATGCAATACTTGATCTGACAAAGATAAAACATCAAGGTTGGTTCAAGAAACCATCAGCAATCTATCACTCACCATCAATACAAACAATATGGCTCGACACCGATTGTCAGATCATGAATAATATTGATCATCTCTTCAATCTCCTTGTACCAAACAAACTCAATATGGTAGAGGATAAACCATGGAAGAAGAGACGTGGAGGAGTACAATTCAATTCAGGTGTGGTCGGAGTCATAAACAAACCTCTCATCCTTGGTATGTGGTCAGATTGGTGTCAAAATACAAATGAAGTAGGAGATCAAGAAACATTAACAGCAAACCTCAATCCGATTACACAAATAACATACATACATGAATTACCAAACGAATACAATTGGTTAAGACTACAGATAGAAAACGATAATCAACCTCCTACAACAGCTCGTATCATACACTGGACAGGACAAAAAGGAAAAGATAGGATAAAAGGAATGATGAATGCCTAGAACAGTACATGTCATAGGGAATGGAGATTCAAGTAGTCTATACCTGAAAGAAAAAAGGATAGGACTCAAATTAACATGTAATCAAATACCATTTGAGATACCAGATAAGTGGGCCACAGTCATGGTAGACTTCAAGATGATGGACGCGTTAACTAAATATCACAGTGGTGACTACTCAAATGGCCTCGCTATCCCAGGAAACTGGGTACTCGGTTACAGACCGCAGAGATGGATGAGTGACCGTCCTAACTTCTATATGGCAAAAGCACCACAGATACGAGAGTTCTATGTCGACCTCCCTCGATACACGTGGGATCCTCAAAAAGGAGAAGGTAAAGGACAAGGATATACTAATTGGAACTGTGGTCATATGGCCACTCATTATGCATGTAACCGGTTAAAAGCTGATACGGTACACCTATACGGATTCGATAGTATATTCGACTTCAATATGAATTCATTCACAGATTTAGTATTAAGTAGCGATAGGGGATTAATGAATTCACAACGTCTCTCAAGTAATTGGAGACCAATCTGGGAGAAAATGTTTTTGGAATTTCCGAATGTGAACTTTGTCTTCCACTACCACCACGATAAATTTAAAGTAAAAATTCAAAAGAACGTAGAGGCTCGTGTGTATAAGAGAGACGAGAGAACGGAGAAACCCGAGGACGTAAACTTTGACACCTTAGGACAGGATCTCTAGTCACGAGCGACTCACAGAGGGACACCGGTTTATATTAGAGAATCGCAGTGGTGTGTGTTACCGGCCGGCTAGACCCCTAGCTATTTTTCAGTCATTTCCAGAGGTGAGTCAGAATTACCACCGATAATTTCGAAAAGTTTCTCACGCGCGTTACATCCATATATATAAAATACGAATGAAAAGTATTATTATCTGAGTCCGTTCTTTCGTTGCATACAGTATCGATTGAACATTCTCATATTAAACCAAAGCATCAATCCTGCGATAAAGGGAAACGCGAACATCATCTTATAACATATGAATATCATAAGGCTAGTCACTCCAACCATAACATGATCTTGTGTTTGCATCAACAGTCTCGTTCCTCTATGATTCTTGCTATGTTATCTGCATCAAGTTTCTTTTTTGTTTTTTCTACCCAGTCTTTGATTGTTTGATTATCAGTTATTGAATAGTTATCAAATCTCTCTACGATATATTGACATACTTCTTTTTCGCCTGGTGTTAAGGATCTATACATTATTTGTCTTTCAAATCAAATTCATATTGTAAATCATTGATTGAATCTTCAAGATATTGAGTTGATCTCACCACTTCATTCCGATGTTTATCTAATTCATAGGTAAGATCTGTAACTCTTTTTCTCAGATAGTTAACTTCTCTTTGCATTTCTTTCATTTCTTTTTTATAGATTTTAAGCGGAATGCCTGGTGCTATTGTCTTGTCGATTGAAAATTCTTCTTCCATTTGATATAGAGTTCCTCTTGTAGTTGGTATGCTTCGATTTCTGTTGGTCTATCGTAGTATGCAATAGACTGATCAGAAAAGATACGACGTTCTGTTTGTCGTACATGTACTAATTCATGAAAGAGAGCAGTAATAAAATCAGATATATTCTGATCCTTTTCGATTTCAATCTCATGAATATCAGTTTTACAATGATAGCCTGTTACGTTATCATCAATATTATATATGTCAATTCTTACGTCAAGGTTTTCTTTTCGAGGCATAAGCTGAGATACTCCCCAGAAAAAAACCTCTAAAATTTCTTTTTGAGACAAAGATGGATGTCTTCCATTTACTTCACACATTATCAAAAGAATATACCTCCGCTCCTCAACAATAATACTATTATTATACCATATCTGGTGCAAACTGTACACAACTATTTTCACGAATGATAAAGATATGTTTAACAAGTTCATCATTTAGTTTAAAATCTGCTCACTTTTTTGTTTACATTTGTGAAAAAGCATGGTATAATATACTTATTAAAATGATAAAAGGAAAATAAAATATGAAAAATTCTACAAAAATAAATCACAACTTTGACATACCATCTGATATATCAATCACTGATTTCTTAATGGTTTTAAACGAATTTCATTTAACTCTCATCTCATCTATACCGATGGGTCCTGCTGGAGGAAATCCAAATATAACGGTTTCTGCTACTCCAACATCCATTACGGCTTTAACATATTTTATAAAAAATAGTGATTTTATGGAATCTGAATTAAACAAAAAAAAGTGACATACTGCTCACTTTTTTGTTTACAAATGAAGAGAAACATGGTATAATATACTTATTAAAATGATAAAGGAAAACAAAATGAAAAATTTAAAAAAGCTAATTAAAGATTTAGAAAAACAGTCAAAGGCAAAATGGGCTATCAAAGAAGATATGACCGGTATGTACAAACAAGATGCTATAGATACTGAAGTTGTCTTACTCGCAATCCTTGGCGACAGGTACAAGTGGGCTCAAAAGAAACTAAATGAGATGGACACTCTTCCAAGAGAAAACGCTGTTATGGCAATCGTCGAAGATAAAGGAAATGATTGGGCTTATAACAATATTGGTTGGAGTGCAAAATAATGTGGATTAGCGATAAACAAATGGCAATGGACATATTAGCAACGTTTCCAGAAGATGCTAAAATAATGCAAGAGTCTGGTGATCTTATGAAGATTTATGGTACTGAATTATATCTTCAGTTATTTGAATTTTTTTCGAGTTCTACTATGCCTTATGGTACTCAAAAAGGTAGAGACGGAGATCCAGTTCAGTTTATGCAAGATTCTTTAGATGATTGGGATTTAATGGAGATTTCTCAATGAGATATATTATGAAAGAAAAAGATTACGATATTAACTTTTCTATGAAACATGGTTCACCATACGATAGAGGTGGCGCAGATAGCTATTATCAAAGACCTTTTGATCCGCACTATTGGCCTGAAGGTACAAATAAAGGTTTACGAGTTGAAAAGTCAGAGATGACTGAAAAAGAAATTATCGCTTATACTATAGGTTTTGACGATAACGAAGATAGCAAAAACTTTAAAGATTATAGTTAATGCTTCGAAATTCTCCAGATCCATTTTTCCTTTCATTTTTCTTATCGGATCTGGAGAAACATTTACAACTGCCTTTAGCTCAGCTGGATAGAGCGCTGGTCTACGAAACCAGAGGTCGGGAGTTCGAATCTTCCAAGGCAGGCCAAATTCAATTAACAAGTTCATCATTTAATTTAAAATCTGCTCACTTTTTTATGTACAATTGTTTAAAATCATGGTATAATATACTTATTAAAATGAAAATAGGAAAAAAAATATGAAATCAAAATCAAAAATTATCATCACAAAAGACATGTCTGCTGAAGAACGTATGGAAGCTTTAAGAAAAGTTACTAAAAAGTTCAACAAAAAGATGGGGAAAAACGCCTCTGTTAAAAGAGATGAAACCTCATTCATGGATAAATTTGCCGGTGATGATAACATCAATGCGTGGACAGACGCTCCTAAATATCTTGATGAACACTATGGTGACAAATGCCGCGACCAAAAAGAATATGAATCAGCTGAAGGTTGGAATTAATATGTCAGCTTATCCTAATATAAATGAGTTGAAGCCAAATCAATTACTTACTTATTATTTGACTTCATCTTATCTGTACTATAAGCAAGATATGAATGTTCTAACAGATATGGATTATGATTTACTATGCAATAAGCTTTACGAAAAGTTTGATGATGTTACTCATTATCATAAAGAATTAGTTGATAAAGAATCGCTTAAAGCTGGTACAGGTTATGGATTACAATCATATCCTACACGAATTGCATCTGCAGCTATTTTTTGGTATAACGAATGGAGCGAGGAATCACAATGACAATGCATTTAGTACGCGGTATGAGCAGTATAAATACTAAGAAGCGTAAGCAAAATAAAAAACCTGGATGGGAAAAAGTACAAGCTGCACACGATGCATGGTTGATGAAAAGAGGTGTACATCCTTCGCAGCTTGAAGATAAAGAAAAATCTGGTGGTAATAAAATTCCTACTTATAAGATTGATCGTGCAATTCCAACGTCAGATACCGTTGGCACTATCCAAGGTAAAACAAAAACTAATGTCTACTCAGGAGACTATATTACTGGACTCGCAACGTTACATAAATCGAACACAGTACCTGTCGGTAGAGGAGACGATCCTAAACAATACGCGCAAATGAGGAGAAACTAATGGCTATTCAAACACCTTTAAATTTAAAATTAGAAGCAAGTGGTCGACCGCGTGATGAGTATTTACATGATAGATTTAGAATTCAAATTGATTTACATCCAGACAATCATTGGAATTGGATGATAGAAGAAGAAACTAGAGATGGTGAAGGTTGTACAAGTGTGCATTTCCATACTAGTGATACTCGACCAACATACAGCGAAGTTCAGAAGTGGATCGCTGCACAGGACTGGTCATAGACAATGTCTATTGCAGCTTCTGCACTCATGTGTTTAGCACTTAATGCTTACTGGGAAGCTCGTAATCAAAGTTATGAAGGTATGATTGCAGTAAATCAAGTTGTCATGAACAGAGTTGAGTCTGACTTATATCCAAATAGAATATGTAAAGTTGTTTTTCAAGGACCAACTCGAGCATCATGGAAAGATCCTAAAAAAGAATATCCAGTAAAAAATAGATGTCAATTTAGCTGGTACTGTGATGGTAAGCCTGACAAAGTAAGAAACACAGATCATGACGCTTGGAAACAAGCAGTTAGGTCATCGCTTCAAGTTATGGTCAATGCTCATGATGACTTAGTTGATGGAGCTTTGTGGTATCATGCAGATTACGTAAATCCTAAGTGGACTAAAGATATGATTAAAACCAATACTATTGGTAAACATATATTCTATAAAAAGTAATTAACACATTAATCATTTAATTTACATACTGCTCACTTTTTTATGTACATTTGCGTGAAATCGGTGTATAATACTAGTATAATAAAAATTTAACATTAGTTGAGGAGACAATATATGTTTAATATAACCACTGAAAGAAATGCTATCGAGTACTATTTAGATTATCTCGAGAACACTAAAGGTCTTAAAGGCTTTACTGATAATTATCAGTATGATGGCTTGAAAGGCTTACACGCTTTTGATATTTTTTGCACAGATAATCCTGAGTTTATGGTAGAGTTATGCTGCACTTATTTAGATCGCGTTAACGGAATTCTAGCTAAGTTTCCAAACATGCCGGAGAGCGTGTAATGGGATTAGCTGCATTAAAAGGTAAAAAATCAAAAAAGAAAATTGCTAGATCAAGAGCACGTACTGGTGTAAATGGTGCACCAATTGAAAAAGGTTTCGACGCAGTTAAAGATTATTTTCATATGAACGTTGATAAAAAAGACTGTATCAGCCAAGTTAAAACATGGGTTAAGAAAAACTTCCCTGAACCATCTAAATATATTTTAGCAAATCCAGATTACAAATTTTGTATGACACATCATGCAGCTACAGCATTTTGGTATAACGCTGAATTAAACAAGACACAAGAATCCGAGAAGGCTGCAAGCTATTTGTCTCATTTATTTGAGAGGATAATACCTCTCATTGAAGAAGGCAAAGCTATATATAATGCCAAAAAGTTGGAGTCGGATAACTCTAATGTTATCACACTCTCTCCTCAACAACGACTTCAACAAAAGATCAGTAACACGATTATGCAAGATCTCCTTTCTCTTGAAGACTCGTGGATCGAAGGTGAACAGGCTTCTCTGGACGTTTACCAAATGTTTGGTAAACATGGACTAAGTGGATCTGCCACTATTCCAGTACGTACGGTGATTGAGGGCTGGTTGCTTGATTATGAAGACGCTTATCATAAGCGCTGTGAACAAGCAGTAGAAGGCTATTCTCATTTAAAACGATCAGAACTCAATCGTCGTATTAAAGAATGTCAATCAATGTTAGCTGATTTAGATAGAATTAAAGCAGCTAAGAAAGCTACTCGATCAATTAAAATACCGAAACTACCTTCAATTGATAAGCAAGTTTCTCGTATAAAATATCAGAAAGAAGATTCTGAATTTAAGATTGTATCGATTAATCCAGCGCAAATTGTTGGTAAAGTTCGTTTGTTTGTATTCAATACAAAATATAAAGAACTTTCTTACTACCAAACCGATCATCCGAAAGGTTTCCAAATATCTGGTTCTACAATTAAAAACTTTAATAGAGAAACCAGTATTAAAATAAAACTAAGAAAACCAATGGATTTTATACCTATTCTTTTAGATAAGACATCAAATCAAATTCAAAAAGAATTAGATGGTTTAAGTACCAAAGGTAAAGAAGCTAATGGGCGTATTAACAAAGATACAATATTATTAAGGGTATTTGATAAATGACAATCGAAGAAGAATTTTTAACTAAATCTAAATTTACTGTTATTATTGAAAAGACAGTAAGCGAATTAAAGATTAGTTATATGGATGCAGTATTACATCTCTGTGAAAAGAACGATCTTGAACCAGAAGATATGAAGAAATTTGTCTCTCCAATTATTAGAGACAAAATAGCAGCTGAGGCAACGGCTCTAAATTACTTGCCAAAACAGAATACGCTAGACTCAGCATTCTCTGATTAAGCGTATATATAATGGTGTACAAC